TTACTCTTTATTTTCTAAAGCCTGTACTCTTGATACCAGAGCGTTGAATTCAGCCTTAGTTGTATACCAGGTTTCAATATGATGGTTTGTAATATATGGATCATCCCCATTTTTTAATTTAGTCTCAATTAACGAGTCAAGACCCAATTCAAGGTGCTTTGTCTTGATGTTAGAGGTCATTTGTGCTTGAAGGGTTGCGTAAGTTGGAAACAATGTGTAGGCTGTTTCTGTTTTTAGGTAAGGAACGAGATCTATAGTCTCTGTTTGTGTCCTACTCTCAAGGCTAGCAATTCTGCTTTCAAGAGGGGCAATATCAATAATCTGGCCTTGTGTCTTATCCTTTAATTCTCTAATTTCACGCTTTATAGTGCTGTCATCATAGGCAACAAAATTAATACGCTTTAGATAGTCTTCAACAGCTTTTTTGATGTCAAGCTGCGTCATTTCGATATCTTCTAAGTTATTGAAATGTTCTGTTGATTGTGTGACTTCCAATCTTACAGATTGATCACTAGGAAACACATACTCTCCACATTGTACTTCTACCAGGTAAATACCGGCAGGTAAGATTTTTCCAATCTTAAAATTAACCTTTGAATTTTCTACGGTTGCATTGATTACTAACTTACCTTTTTGGTTCGCTAGCTTAATTGTAGCATTTTGGCCATCTAGATTATCGATTTTATTATACTTATAGTCAAGTAGCTCATATTCAAAAGTGGAGGAGAAGTCCCCCTGTTTAACTACTTCTCCACCTTTTATCCGATTAAGATTAGTTGAATTTGATCTAATCATTCAAATCCTCCTTATTCTAAATCCCCCCACAAGCTGATACGGTTACCTTCTTCATCTGTCTGACCGATTGCCATGTAATTACGGTTACCTGACTCACCGATGTAAGAGATCCATCGATAGCCATTTGCTGATCCTTTATAGTCATAATGGACTTTTTCATTAGCATCATAAACAGCCACAATCTCACTATTAAGACTTGGTCCACGGCGAACATTGATGGCAGCATCACCAACAATAAATGTCCCATTCTCTGGGATAAGTTCCATTTCATCATTTTTAGGGGTTTCGCTAAGCGGTTGGAAGTTTTCGCTTAACGGAGTATCTGAGTATGGAAGATAGAACCATCCCTGCACATTTTCGAATCCACGACTATTAAAACGGGCAGGCCCGCCAACAATAAGAGCATCAAGATTGCCATCGATATTTTGCTCAACAGTTCTCATACTGTAACCGTCTGAATCTTCGATTACCGCTCCACAATGTCCAAAGTTTACACCACCAAACCAAGCATCCATTGTAAAGAATGCACCAGCTTTAGGATTTTTATCTGTAGGCATACGATGCACTTCTAATCCTGCTTGTTCTGCTGAATCAAGTAACTCTGAAGCATTCCCCCATAGATCAATACCAAAGAAAATCTTTGCAGGATATGTAAGCAGATCAGCGCATTGAGTCCCTGCAAAGCCATCCTTATCTACACCCATACCAGAATTTGCTAAATCAATAATAAATTGAATAATTTCTTGTCTTGTTGCCATAATAATACCTCACTTTTTCCACTCTTCGTTAGCTTTTTTCACAGCTGCCTCAATAAAAGTATTAAGTTCTTCGTTTGTCAGATAAATATTTTGAGATTCTAGCCCATTAATCAAGCAGCCTTTAGCATGCTCTAGTTTCTCAGCTCCATGAATTCCTAATGTACCTGCCACTTGTTCAGTAGCATTTACCGCATTTTTTGCCAGGATTTCTACTACTTCCAATGCCTTTTTGCCACCACGAGTAAGAAGATACTCTTTGAGTGATTTAACGGCGATTCCGACGAAAGCGACAAAAATAGCCATTAGTGAATTAACTACGATTCCTGTGATTTGATTCATTTTTTCTTTGCTCCTTTTTTTAACTTCTTAGGTTCTTCCAAACCTTCTTTTAATTGAAATTTTTCACGATCAACATTTCTCTGGATATATTGATCGATAAAGGGAATTTCTACCCCTAATGCTGATAGACTAGCAAGAATACTAGAACCGTAAGCTGCCATCATCGAAATGATGAATGCATCAATAACGGGTGCTAGATTCATATATAACGTGAAGGGATAGCCAATTGCCACAATTAAGATCATAGCTGTATGACTAACCAGGCCCTTCCTCCATTTTCTGCTGGAAAATTCATGATAAGCCCATGCTCTAGATACCCCCAGAATGATATCTAGAGCAACGATGGCCATCAAGAGAAAAACAATTATATGCTCGTCAATTCCGTGATCGTAAAAATCACGAACTACCTCGATAATCCCAAAAATACCATCTGCTTCTTCTTGATACATCAATCACGCTCCTATCATTAAGATTCAGGCTGTGCTACTGGTTGAGTTTCAAGATCCTTAGATGGTTTTGCCTGCTTCTCTTCTTTTGGTACCTCCCAATTATAGATTGCAAGTTTTCCGTTTTGAAGAAGAGGACCTTTGAGGTCTTTGATGGATTCGCCGTTGTAAGTAAAATCATAATTTACTTGCACAAGTACCTGTTTCCCTTCGCTAAATCGTTCGGTATGATCAGGATCTACGAGGGTGAAGATGTCATGCGGTTTGTATGTTTTACCTACTTGGGCAGTTTCAACAAGCTCAAGCGCTCGCTTGTAGAGTGTTGGATCAAGTGGGTTGTCTTGGTTGGTCACGGCCACGAGGACAGACCAATCCGCAAGAGCTTTGTTGTTTTGGATTTGAGTGTCTTTCTTCTCATTTTCAAGAGTAAGTTCTTGAATTTTTTGAATAGCTACCTTGTTAGCCTCAACAGACTTATCAAGCTCTTTTTTCAGTGCCACAATAGCACCAGATGGGTCCAATTCCATCCGTACAATGTTTAACACCGCTTCGACTAGTGTAGAATCTTCCTCTGCCATTCGGTTGTTTGGTAAAACTTCTTCGAATACCCGATAAGGATGATTTTGTTTAATTGCTACTTTAGTAGCATTCACAACAGGGTCAAATGATTTAAATTGTAATTTATAATCCATTAGTTTGTCACCTCATTTTTATTTTTGATTTCGTTGAAAAGGTCCATCAAATCTTTATCTGATTCGAGGACAGAGCGATAGATTTCTAGCTCTTGTGTGTTCTGATCTAGTTTTTCTTGTAGGTAAGTACATCGAGCCTTAAACTCAATCTCTCCGAGTGTTTTGTCACCCAACTGTTTGTTGAGTTCTGCAATCATAGCAAGTAAGATATTTTCGTTCATGTTATTTTCCTTTCTATTTAAAGCCATATTTATTGATGAGATTTGATTTTATATGATTTTGAACAGCTCCATTTTTTAGGTCCCAACCATAACGAGCGAGAATACCAAAACAAGTTAAGATATCCCATAGATAGCCTCCTACATTTTGTGATCCTTTTCCAATAAATAGATCATCTATATAAGCTCTGCTAAAATGTTTATCGCCACGCCCTAAATTATGCTTAACGCCTTTTTCATTCATTGGAATCAAATAGCTATTTCCATCTTTAGTATTATTGTGAATAATCCAAGGACTTCTATACTGACCATTTGCATAGAATATGATTCGATCACCAACAAGTTCGTACAAAGATTCTTTTACATCATTCTTCGCTCCTGACCACAAGCGCATCCCAGCAAATGTTCCATTTTCTGTATTTTCAGTTTTGTCTTGATTTGTTCCTATGACGATTCTGGCAGCCTTATTGTCTCTTAGATACTCACCAACAAGACCAACTTGGTTAAATTTGATAAATTGAGATGAACTTGTATCATCAATTCTTCGAATTGTACCAGTATTTGAAAATAGATTTAGTGTACCATTGTCTAAATCAAAGACAGTTGAACCGTTATTTGCACTTAATCGTCCACCTTGAACTCTTTCAGCAGCAATCTTGATTGAATTCAGCTCAGTAATAAATGCTTTTTGTGAAATCAGTTCTCTAATAAATGCTTGATTAGCAAGCAATTTCTGGATCAAAGCATAGTCAACTTGTAACTTGTCAGCGGTTACTGCGTTACTGGCCAAAATCTGAGTAGTGACTGATCCAGCTCTCATGTGACCTGTATCAACACTTTCAGAGGCAAGATGACGGTTAGTAATTGATCCATCAATTACCATATCCCCTTTTACCTTGATTAATTTCGCAATCAATGCAATAGATTCCGGCTCTTGCACAAGTAATGAGCTGATGGTTCTTCCGTTGATGGTTTTTCCAGTACCGAAAGAGATTTGGCCATCCGTGATGTTGATGTCTGTTTTCTTCAGGACTCCATCGAGCTGACTTACAATTGTTGTAACTTGACCGTTAATTGATTGCTGATAGTTGGCAAATCGCCCGTTGATGCTGTCTTTGAAATCGTCTAACTTGTCATTAATGACAGAATTTTGACTGGACAGCCTCATTCCAAACTCTGTGGAAAATGTCGTGAACTGCCCATCAATTCCTTGTTTAAATTCAGCAAGTTTAGCTTCAATCACGGATGAACCGTTATCTGTTGACGGTTGGTAGGTTCTCTTGATAGATCCTTCATACACATCAATGTCACCAAAGTAGAGTCTTGCTGGTTGCCCGTTAGATGATCCATTATTGTCAAATCGCAAGAATGCTTCATCATATTCCTCAGAATTGACTGTGAAATAGTAGCGTGTGATTCTATCCTGTGGCACAGTGATCTTGTCAGCAAGCGTGAATACTTTTGAGAAAGTTCCCGTCTCGCCTTTTTTTCGTGCCAAAAAATAGAATGTGGCATTCTTTAGATTGTCTGAACCAATCGCATCAAATGAAATAGTGTATGTGGTATTCCTCTTGATGTTGAAGCGTTGGGATGCTGCCACCTTGCCACTATCAGTTGAATTATCAAGTTTGAAGAGTTTTCTTGATTCATTGTAGTAGATTGGATTAGTTGAGACCGTTACTACTGGACTCAATCCGGGATCATAATACCCCCACCCCTCAACATTTTGAGGATTACCGCTGTTTTTAAGCAGGTTCTCTCCTGCTTGTACGATTTCATCAAATCTTCTTGTGATTCCAGCAACATCTTCAGTGTATTGAGATTTGGCAACATAACCTTGTTCTAAAATCTGCCTTGTTGCTTTTAGAGCATCAACAGCAGCTTTTTCAGAGTAGGTCAGCATGCGCTGTTCAAGTTCACCGGTTGGACCAGTCTTAGTCTCTAATTTCGTTAATTGAGTAGATAGACCTTGAACGGTCTTTTCAAATGTTGCTTGCGCTTGCTCTACCAAATAATTTTGATCTTCTGGAGCAGGTTGCCACTTGCGTTCATTTGCTCCCTCATAAAAATCAAGTTCGGTTAAAAACAAACCGCCCCATTTATTTGGATTGTTTCTTTCGTACTCAAATTGAAGGTAACCGTCATCAAAATTTCCAACATTAAATTGAAATGATTTTTTGATTGCTCTATTTCCATCCAAGATGGGGCCATCTGTCCATCTTGTTTTGCCATCATAGATTAGCTGTTTTTCTTCAAAGTCAGAGATTGAGCCTTTTCTTCGCTTACAGAAGTAAACTTTGAATATTTTCGAATTGTTGTCAAATCCTAAAAAATTCAATGTATAATCTGCATTTTGCTTCACAATAAAGCGTGGGCTTTTAACGACTGCGCCAGGACGCAATTCAAACATTCGTTTTTGGCCATTGAAGTAGAATTGATGCGCTGTAAATGCTAATCTGTTATTAGCTTCTGTCCAATATTTTAGGCCATCGTCTGCTCTTGAGTTCCTGAGCATGTTGGGGCCACCACCAGCGCCCATTGAAGTGAACTCTTCTTTGACTCCTGCCACCGTCTGTTCAACATAAGACCGATCAGCCTTTCCGCTGGCCACATTGGTCAGGTCAGAGATGGCTTTCTCTGTGGTCTGTTCAAATCTGGATTGTGCCCCTTGAACCCCTACAAATTGGCTCTGTGTCTGATCTTTGAAATCGTTGATCAGTTTTTTGATATCGGCATCACTGGTCTTTAATTGATCAGTAGTAGCTTCCAGGCCTTCCATCTTAACTTCAATGCCATTGTATTGAGCCTTGAATTCTTCTACAATTTCATTTTTATTGGCTTGGTTTGCTACTGCTATCTTTTCAGTGACTTGTGCTGAGATTTCCTCCTTGACTACTTCAGCTTTAGCCTTGGCTTCCTCAATGCCATCTGTGACCTTATTTTCAATTTCCTTAGCTCGTTTCTCATATTCAGCATTGGCATTATCAACTAATTTTTGAACCTTAGCCTCGTATTCAGCATCGTGACTAGCGATTTTCTCTTTGACTACATCGTCAACGATTTTGCCAATCGCACCACCTAGCGAACGTGAGATTTTACCAAATCCAATCTTCTTCAATTTCTTAGACATTGGACTGTAGTTATAGCTGGTAATTTTTTTGCGAATATCAACATTATAGAGTTCATAAAAAATTGATGCTGTATCAAATATTTTTACTGGTTGATCAGCATGACCCAATACATCAATCTCTAAGCTCTCGTCAGGCAAGTCGCAAAGACTTGACTGAAAGTATTTCTTACCATACTCTTTTAAATCCTCAACGGTCTTAACATCTTGATCCTGGACCTCCATGTCATACTCGTAAATATGTTTATATTTATCTACAAGTGGACTATCTACAGTAGCCTCAAGGATTTTGTCCTTCTCTCCCTCTCCAGATGCAGTAATGACCTTACGAAAATGGATTCTTGTCTTAAGAGATTTAGTAGTTGTGGATTCTTTGTACTCAGAAAGATTTTTCTTATACATAAAAAGAGATTGATTCTCAACCCCTCCATTTTTTAACAATCTAACTGAGTATTTATCTCTGACTAAATCACCACCCCACTGACCAATAATTGAGTGCTGACCTTTTAGAAGTACATCAATTACTGATACATTCTCTATGTTTAAAGTGTGTAATTCAGAGATATCAGAAAAGAAAGTAAAAGGGCATTCTCTCTTTAGCCCTTCTACTAGCTTGTTCATCACAGTAAAACCATTCGCCCGATCTACATTGATCTTGCGGATACTATATCCATTTAGCAACGTTGCTACTTGATTGGCATATACCGTGATATATCCGTGCTCCTTTTGGATGTCAATGATTACAAATTCTTGTTCTCCTGACAAATCATCTGCTAACAAATGCACTTCGTTTTGTAACAGGCTCCATTTTTCATCACTAACAGGATACTTGAAGGTAAGCTGATAAGTATTATTTTCTTGCTGGCTGATGTCATCATCCGTACACAAATTAAGAGGAATATTACCCTCTTTTAAATAAATCAAATGATATACCTCCAATTTCCTTGAATTTTGATTTTGGAAACATTACCAGATGTAGTTACACCTATAACTCCTTTAGGCAGTTCAAAAAACGGCCCTCTTGTTCGCAAGGTGTTCTTAAGCTGCCCATTCAATGTATAAACGTTTTGTTTCCGCTGTCTACAATCAATTTTAGCACCACCTGATAGGTTTAATCCCATTGTCTGGTTGCCAATCGTTAGAGTTACTTCTCCTTGCCCTTCAACTGTAATAACTGGTTCCGAGTAAATTGTACCTGGGTTAGTGATTGTCCCACGTCCTGATAGCACAACCTCTTGGACATTTTTTAAATATCTAAAAGGATGTTGGTACACCTTGACACTTACAATCCAGTTATTTTGGCCATGAAGTGAGATTTCTGATTCAAGTAAATCAGCATAGTAAATGCTACCAGGCTGATAACTAAATTCCAATACATTGTCTTGCTTCTGGAATGCGTTAATAATAGCTTGAGCATCTTCATATCGCTTAACAAACAACTTCAAAGTTCGCTCATATCCATCATAAGCACCATCTTCAATGTTATACTGGCCATTCATTCCAAATAGTTTTTTCTGCTCATCATATCGAGGGATAGCACCTTTAATATCTCCAAAATCAGTCACCACACTATCTGATATAGTGTTTGTGTTAAAAGTATTGATAATCAGATAATTTACTGCCATTAGATCCCCTCTCTAGCCATGATTCGTCCTTGACGTTGATAGGCATTGATGGCTAATTTTTCTCCATCTAAGTAAGTATTAGAGTCTTTGTTTGATATCTTCTCAAGCCAAGTATCTAAACTTGATCTCAGAATCATCATCTCAGACACCATTCTAGACTCAGTTGTGTCATATTTAGCGTTAGGCATCTGCAAAGTGGATGTGATATCTTTACTGAAAGCTGCTCCTGATCCAAAATCAAAATCATCACCTGTAAATGCATTTGAAATCCATCCAGCTACTCCACCAACAGTTCTTTGCACATCTTTAAAACTATTTTGTAAAGAAGCATCAAATCCTCCCATGATAGCTTTACCAGCAGGTATTAATAACTTGCGGTCATAAGAAATAGGACCTTTGTGTTTACGGATCCAGTCTGCAATACCACCGATAAAATTCTTAACACCATTATACGCACTTTTCAATCCCCCTAAGAAGCCATCAAGAATAGCTTTACCAGCATCCCAAAGATTGATATTTGCTAGGCCAGAGAAAAATCCTTTAATACCTGAACAAAGGTCTTTAACTCCGTTTTTCATGGTATCCCATGCTTTTTGTGCACCAGTGACAATTCCATCGAAAATACTACCAAGACCAGATTTGATACCTTCCCACATGCCGATTGCTGTAGATTTGATACCTTCCCATAATCCTGACATGAAAGATTTGAAACCTTCCCAAAGGGCTTTTGCGCTAGCTACGAAGGCATCTATAATGCCAAGAATAGCTTGACATATTGCATTCCACATGGCTACTGCTGTTTCCTTTATAGAATCCCAGATTCCAGACAAAAATGTCTTAAGCCCTTCGAAAGCACCAGTGAAGTATCCTATGATTGTAGAAATAATCCCACTAAAATAAGTACAGATACCATCCCAAATCATTGACACGGCAGATTTGATACTTTCCCAAATCAATCCTAGATCTTCACCCATTTTTGTAAAGTCTAAAGTTACCAAATCAATGATAAATAGTACCGCACCCATTACAATGCTCTTTATTAATTCCCAGGCCCCGCTGAAAATTGTTTTAATGCCTTCGAAAATCTGACCTAGACCATCTTTCATTCCATTCCAAATTGACATAAAAACATCAATAAAAGGCTGGACAATGGCCATTACTGTTTCTGTAATTGTAGTCCATGCAGCTGTAGCGGTACTAGAAATACCTTCCCACAAAGCAACAAAGAATTCTACTATTCCATTCCAAGCATTTTTTATTCCTTCGATAACACCATTCCAGACTTCTACAGCCCCATTCCAAAGGTTTATTGCTCCTTCTGAGATGGTTGTCCATAAACCTGAAAAGAACTCTACAAGACCATTCCACAAGCCTACTACAAAATCAACGAAAGCACTCCAAATCTGCTTACCCGTCTCTGTTTGGGTGAAGAACCAAACTAATGCACCAACTACAGCAGCAATAGCGACTACTAATGCTCCGAGTGGGTTTGCAGCAATTGCAGCGTTAAAAGCTAAAACTGCGCCTTTAACTGCTAAAAGTGCTGATTTGAAACCTATGATAATAGATTGAATAGTTGTAATTGCTTTAAAGGCCAAAAAACCTGCTAAGGCTCCTGCTAGGGCAGATTTAACAATATCCATAACTGTTTTATTCTCACGCATCCACTTTGTAAAATCTTTTACTTTACCTGATGCATCAGCTAAAACTTTAGTAATGGCTTCAAAAGCTGAAGCTACTCCTCCAACACTATCTTTACTTTTAGCAAGTCCAAAAAGATCACTAATGAATTCTCCGACAATTCCAGCAACATTACTAATAACAGCACCAATATTTTCAAACACGGTCCTGATATTATCGCCAATGTTAACAATGCTACTAGCTGTTTTCTCATTGATTCCTAGCTTCTTTAAAAAGTCTATATTGTCTTTCTTACTCAATGATCCGAAAATCATATCATAGATAGTGCTAACCACTCCTCCTACTTTATCGAAAACATCATAAAGATCGTTCATAATGCTTTCTCCAATGTAGTCTCCGAAAAGCGTGTGCATAAGCTCACCGAGTGCAGCAGCTAAAACCTGGGGGATTCCTTTTAACACATTCCATACCATTGGAATAAGATTACCTACAAGGAAGGTTTTAACGGTTTCAAAAAGTTGATGTAATGAAGGCATAATATCTTCACCAAGAGCTAATTTCCCTAAGACGTTTTGAGCTGCTGCTTTCATGGATGCGAACGATCCACTAAAAGTAGTCGCTGCCTCTTTAGCAGTCGTCCCGGTAATATCTAAATTCTCTTGAATCGCATGGATTGCTTGGTACACGTCTGACAGGTTATTGATGTCATACTTAACACCTGTCAGTTTTTGCGCATCAGCTAATAAGCGTTGCATTTCTGTTTTTGTACCACCGTATCCTAGCTTAAGGTTGTCCAGCATTGTATAGTTTTGCTTTGCGAATCCTTGGTAGGCATCTTGAATACGATCCATAGATGTCCCCATCTTATTGCTATTGTCTGCCATATCGACCATAGCCATGTTAGCAACATCTGCCGCCTTCCGAGTATCACCACCTAACGATTGAAGCAGGCTGGCACTAAAGCCTGTTACATTCTCCATGTAGGCATTGGCTGATAACCCTGTTGTTTTATATGCCTCATTAGCATACTTTTTAACCGTATCGGCAGAACCTTTAAATAAAGTTTCAATCCCTCCTAATGACTGTTGAAGATTGGCCCCTTCTGTCAATGATGCAGAAAAGAATTTACCTATTCCGGCGGCTGCTATTGCTTTTTTTGCGACACTTAGCATCTTAGAACTCAAAGATTCCCCTGCTTCCTGCCCTGCTTGTGGTATTTCAGAGCCAAGCTCTTTCTTAATCATATCCTTGATTCCACGAGCTGATGGCATAATTTGGATATATGCTTGACCTAATTCTGTCGCCATTAATTACCACCTCCAATCTTTTCTAACAATTTACTTCTGTATTCTTCAAATTCCTCTCCAGATGTAAATACCATCTGTTCCTTTTCTTTCTCAACCTTGAGAAGACTATCAACCATTGAAGCTGGACGGTTTTTACCCTGTTGTCCATCTTTTGTTTTCATCCATACAAGCATAGATAGTCGATCCAACATACTTGCCTGGATTAATAGATCAGTTGGTACATTCTGCCCTGACATTGCAACTTTTATCCTTGAATCATCACGCAGACCAAATGAAAAAACAGCTACCTGATATGCAGGTAGCTGTCTGTAATCATAAATGCGATACGTCTCAGCTAAATCACAAATCAAAGCATCTTCATCAGTTTTGATCATTCTGGAAAGGGTTACTATTTTTTTACATTCTGTGACTCGAAGATGTCCCGTACTTCATCCATCAACTTCTGAGTGGGTACCATTCCATCTTCACCACGGACGTGATCTTTCAACGCTGCCACTTGATCACCAAGCAACAATTTAAGCAACCTAGGTAGCACAAGAGGGTTTTCATCGATTTCAGCAATAGTTTCTACTACCTCATAGTTCTCCATCCGTTCCATACTGATATCGAATGGAAAACCTGTTTTAGTAGTCCCTTTAAATGATTTAGTTTCTGACATGTATTAAGCTCCTTTGATGTATTCGTAGTGAGTATTGCTTTCGCCATCTGGAAATGCTGTAAGAGTTGTTTGGTATCCGACTGTCTCAGCATCTTTGTAAGAGATAGTTCCGATACCCGTTACTTTCCCTTGAGGAATAACAATACGTTTCAGAGTACCATCTTTCAATACCATATCTACCACAACGCAATGGCTAGTTAATTCTTTTGAATTAGCCTTGATAGTGATACCTGTTTTAAGATCCCCAGTCACATTATCCGCACCGTACACTTCCTTAAGAACATTGACGTTCAATGCCTCGATTAATGTATAAGTGAATGTATCGGGTTTTTCTGTTTGTGAGGAGTGTACGATATCACCACCCCATGCCTTGACGTTCTCAGATTCAGGGCTATTTTCGTTTTCCAAGCCATCCTCTGAGATATATCCTAGAGATAAAAATTTAGCATTTAAGGCGGTTGTAGCATCTGTTGGTAGAGGAGTACCAGTAGGTGCTGAATAGATTGCACCCCCAATTTTAGGTTTTGCTGTCGTCACTAATGATGACGATGTTGTTTGAGTAGTTTGAGCTTCTGATCCCATTCCATTCTCCATTTCTTAAAAATAATTTATATCAAATACCGCTTGATAACGATATTTTTTAGTTTCTGTGTCTGTGAAATTGTAATCACTGTTTAGATGGATTCCACTGATCTCATTCAGTTCAACCATGTTTTCGATAACTTGTTTTAGTTTCTCATTCAATTCAGCAGCTTTCTGCATGCTTGTTGAATAACTCTGAAAAGCAAAAGTTGCAGTCTTAGCGTGGTTCTTCTTTGCTCCCCTAGTCTTTTCAAGGATTACAAACTCTTTTGGCATGTTAATTTCATGCTCAAAAAAAGACGGTACTGATAAATGACCGTCAAGATATTTCTTGATAACAATTTCAATCATTTAATTCACCGCCTTCAAAAGAGTATTGTTTTTCATATTGTCCTTCTTAGCTTTATAGGTCTTTGCACTAACCATTGCATTAGCACGATTTTTACCTACATGAATATCTTTTACATATCCATCACCGCATCTAGCTTGAATATCAGATGCATATTGAGAAAGGATACTCTGCATAGGGGCAGATTTCATTAATTCAGCCACTCCTGCACGATTGAGCTTAAACTTAATATCACTCATAGCATTCTACCATCACCTTCTTATTCCAAACTAAAGGAAGCATCTCCTCAATACCTTCAAGAGGAATTCCAAAAGTTTTCCATCTCTTACCGAAAAATAAAACTTCTTTATCTTTCCAATCATGAAGATCACCTTTTGGTATTGCTAGAGTATACTCTGCTTTCCGTCCAGTTAGATTCATCTGGGTTGTGATATCATCCGTTGAAGATGGAGATATAAGGACATTATCCACCAAAGTTTCAACTTCCTCAAAAATGGGATGACCAAAGTCATCCCTTCCTTTCTCAACGGTTTCTATAAGAGTGATCGTAATACCTTTAATTCGTCCCATAAAGATCAATCACCCCATATCTTTGCTTTTTGAAGCCTAACCTTTTCAGTTCAGATTCTTTGATAAACAAGCCACCACCAGGAACCAAATAAGAGCCACTAAAGGAATATCCCATAGCAGACTCAGCCATTTGTGTCATTGGCTCCTGATCGGTTGATGTCATTAATGTACGAGCAACCACATCCACGGTAACAGATTTCACAACACTTTGATAAGAAGGGCTGTCAAGCACCATCTTATCTAAATCTTTGCTGACTTTCTTAGCTTCTTCACGAAGAGAATCTGACACTATTTTCAACAGCGCCTCTGCTCTCTTCCGTTCATCGAATTTTAAAAAACGCCACAAAGTTTCAAGGTCTTCTACTGTTGCAAATGTTGTCATTTTAACTATCCTTCATGCTGTTCTAAAAGAGCAAGCAAGTCAGCCTTCTTAGCTCCTTTGTCGTATTCGATTCCTAAACTATCTAGTTTAGAGCGAATATCTGCCACTTTCATTTCTGAAACTTCTGTCCCGTTTTTATATTCACTACCAGCGATCCAATCGCCTCCCAGCACTGAATCAGTGGTGATTATTTCTCCTGATACTTTATTAACGTAAATCATTTCAAATCACCTTACACTTTAACACGAGCAAATGCATCAGCATCAAGAATACCCCATCCGATAAACGCTTCAGCACGCAGCAAGATTTCATTGTAGGCTTTCAAATCACGACCAGCTCCATCTGGATCACCATATTCAATGATTTCCATTGGGATATTTTCAGCATAACCCCACTTGAAACGATTCTCAAAGTCACCAACGATTGCATGGTCTGTTTGAGCAGTTCCACCTGTAACAGTCAAGTTTTTGTTTACGTCTGATTTCATTCCGTAGAACGAGTCAGGATTTTGACCAAAGCGGAATTCTGGATATTGAGCCACACCATTTACTTTCAACTTAGCAAGTGATTGACCACCTACTGGAGAGATAGCCACACCAGTAACTTCTCCGCCCTTAGCTACGATTTGTTGGACAGCAGCATCAATGTTATCGTCAAATTTATCTTCTGCATAAGTTACGATATTCCCAGTGATCAAACCATCAAATGAGTTAGTATCACGGAAGGTTGCATCTGTAAGCCCTTTTGGCTCTAAACCGTGGATAGCAGCGATATCAAAAGCATCTGCGATTTTCTTAGCGAATCCATCAGCAAATTGTGAAAGGTATTCAAGTTGTTTTTCTTCAGAAGCATACTTAAATTCATCTGTGATACGTGCTTGGTATACAAATTTAAGCGGTTTGATTACCTTTGGTTCAATGATTGCTTTACCAGCACCTTTTTGTTGTCCTTCACCAACAATTTGAGCATTCCCTTCAAGATTAAAGATAAATTGCTCAACTCCATTAAATGGAATTGGTGTTTGAGATGAGAGTTTAGCAAGAACAGAACGTCCTTGTACTTTTGAAATGAGTTCTTTAACCAATTCTGGTTTAAAAAGCGTTCCTTGTTTTAATGAATTATCTGTCATATTACATTATTCTCCTGTGTTATTTAATTCTCGAAGCATTGACTTCATTTGCGATGTTTTATTGTCTCCAATTTGTGGTTCTACAACACGCATTGGTGCAACAGGTTCGACAGGTTTGATAAAAGATGCTAAGCGTTCTGCATCTGCTTTTAGACTTTCTTCATCGGTACCTTGCAAGCGATCAGCTAAGTCGAATGGCAAACCATTCTGTAATGCAATTCGAGTCCGTAAGTTTTCCGTTTCATAACCGGAAATTTTAGCCTCAAGATCAGCAATTTGCTTGTTAGAACTTTCTGTCTCTTGCTTAGAAGCTTCTAATGCAGATTTTAGACTGCTATTTTCATCCTGTACTTGAGCAACAAGAGCTTTTATATCATCGTAATCCGAGTATTTTTCTTTAACTCGTTCTAAACGATTCTTGATGATTGCATCAAGTTCCTCTTGCGTTTCAATAACCTTAAATTCTGACATTCTCATGTCTCCTTTCTCCTGCTTTCCCGGCAGTTCGGTAATTTTATCATCAAAAAAAGCAGTTCTTAGACTGCAACTTTTTAATAACTGATTTTTTGCTTTTTCTTAGGCTTAGTGGTTACACAAGCCCAATGCGCAAGCAAAGCGCTGTCCATCAAAGAAATATCCATATCGTCAAAATGAGAGCGATAACCAAAACCACCATTTGAACCAATATTGCGCTTATCGCAGTTAGTAGCCACTTTTGATAGAGATGGTTGTCCAGCATGGCAGATATTTTTTTGATAAATACCTTGCTCCCAAAGAGCATTTGCCACTATGATCTCTTTAACGGTTGGTAAGATGACATTCTTAATTTTGTAGTCCTTCAATTCTTCATCTAGAATCTTTTGACCACTTGCACCGTCAATAACGATTTGCGCCACATCTGCACTACGCAGAAAAGCCACTAGCCAGTCATTCCCATTGCGCACTGATTGACAATCTATAACTTCGACAAAAAAACGTCCATCTTTCGTCCGCACTGCTACGCTCATGGCAACGTTTGTACCATCTTGTCCATACTTAATCCCAACAAATAATTGTCCGACAAGCTCAGGAATATCAGATACTTTTAATTCGTTCCATTCTGTTTCAGATATAGCAGACTTCTGATTGTAAGTAGGCCAGAAACCTAGACGTTGAACATTATGATCTAGTTTATCTTCACCTAGCTCAGCTTCTACTTTTCGTTCATTCAAGTGATAACCCATTGAAGGATTTGAATGATACCAGGCATCCACATCGTCAATCTCTTTTTCTTCAGACACAGACCATTCAGCCCAACCAGAGTATTTCCCTTTACCGAATAAGCACGTTTCTCGATACTTAGTAAAGACTGTACCACTGGAAACTGGAGTAGGAGGAGTCCCACACATGACAGTCATTGGATTAGCACTATCGGTTACAGTGTATTTCAAAGCAGATTCCTGCTCTGTTGTGTATTCCTGTGCCTCATCAATGATAAGCATATCGAATCCTTCACCAAGACCCCCATTTGATGTCCTGGTACGGAATTGGACCACACCACCAGTTTTATACAATTCTATCCGTTCCTGTCCTTTGGCACGGATAGAGTTGAAATCTTCACCATCCACATATCCCATTTTCTCCAGGTAACGTTTAACCTTTTCAAATGAGGCATGGGAAGTGGAAATACGATGAGCTGTGTGAAGGATGTTTAGTCCTTTATGCAGCCCCCAAATCTCCAAAATGTAAAGAAGCTCTGACTTCCCGTTTCGTCGAGGAATAGAGTATCCAAATTTCTGATGCACCCATAAGCCATTTTTATCAACAGCCATCATAGGTAGTAGAAGGTTTTTTTGCCAAGAATAGCAAGAAAGACCAGTTTTTTCGTAAAGATCAATCGCTTCATTTGCTAATGAATTTTTCTTGACGTATTTTAAAATCACCGATTGAGTAGGATTCTGATTGCCAAGTTTCTTCCTAGCCATACTATAACCTTTCAATCGTAATCGCATGATAACCCTATCGCTGGGAGATATCGGATCACCTCCTAATTAAAACCACAATAAAAGCACCCTTTCGAGTGCTTCAGTATTCTTATTTTCGGTCTAAAAAAATTCAGCCCAATATGGATTTTCTTTATCAAAGATTTCAACCTCTTCTGAAGTCATGTTTTGAGGGTAATCTTCAAAAAGGTTATAGAACTTTTCCTTATCAAACGTAAATAACATCAACCCTCTAGCAAACAATGACGTATCAACCCACCAAATTTTGTCATCATGATTTTCTTTATAGCAATATTCAGACCAGTTTATTTCTTCATGATCATCTTTCATGGCCTTCAATTCCTTTCATTTGTTTAGAACCTGCTGTGTTAATGAAACTCAATATATTATGGAACTCAGGATTATCTTTCAATGAATCCGAATCAATAATACAACTTTCCACCTCATATTTGCCGTGTCTGGTACTATGCGTTTTTTTACACTTGAATCTTTCTTTCAAAACAATGTTATCTAATGGTTTAAACCCGTTTGATATTCTGGATTGTAATTCCAAATATTCGAAACGGCCTTCATTTTTTCTTATGATAGCCGCATGTCTACCTGCCGCTAAATAATATTCATTCCCAGATTCTACCTTTTCCAACAATTCTCTGACAGCAGTAAAGTCATTTGTATGTTTAACAACATGCATTTTAACACCAGGAAGATTTCCTATCATTTGGATTCTACTGTTTCTAGCAAAAAAGTCACAGCTTTCCCCTCCTCGAAAATCTAAAACGGTATAACCACCTTTATTACCTATGTAAGCAAAAGCTGCGGATGAACATGATCCTTTTGTTTTATCTCCACCGCCAACGGCATCAATGATTTGCTTCTCAGTTAGTTTTTTAGGACTTTTTTTGATAGGATTCGAGGTAATTCCTTCTTGAAGCGCAAGTTTTCTCACTTCGCTCATTTGAGATTTCCCATTGATATCTTTCCTTGCTTCTATCTTATCACTTTCATCTGTTTTTCTCCAAATTTTACTCCAAATGTCTTTAACTTTCCCGCTTTTTGGATCATAGTCAACAGTACAACGACAATGTTGATGTCTTCTATAAACATTCTTTGGAACTTTTGGATATTTATAGCTACCTTGAACCTCTTGACACCAATCACAGCAATGGAGATAAGATTTTCTAATAATTTCGGGTTGTAATCCAGATTTATGATGAAACTCAGCATTTTTTTGAATACTATCATCTATGATAGACTGAGAAAAATTAACGATTGGCTCACCAAATAACCAACTAACATCTTCAAAATTTTCCTCAGATGCCAATCGATTGACTATTCCAGCAACTCTATCCTGATTCAATTCAGGAACTTGTACTTTCAAACTGATTTTTGCATCTGCATTTAGTTTTTTCTGAACATCTCTAGTATAACCACTTATTATCTCATAATTACGTCCCAGTACGTCCGATAACAAACGTTGAGCAATATTGTAATACATTTTACCATCTGGTAATTTATCAGCGCTTAGAGAAGCTTCCAGAGCCTTAGAGAGAATTTCTCCAACTTCGATAGCAAACTCATTTGCTGTCTTGTAAGTTGCTTTTTTGGCCTGTAGTTCTGCAAAAGCTCGACTGACAACCTCGCTCTTCCCATATTCGCTTTCAAAACGACTCTGTACTTCTTTTAGAAGACCAGGCAATACATCATGTTCCATCTGGTTCTCCTTCATTTGTCACAGGAACAGCAGACATATCACCAGCAATACCTGTAAGATCTCGAACTGTTTCAGCATTGATATAGCCAGGCAAGGCCTGATTCAATTTAAGAGCGCCATCACCGATCATAGTCATCATATTAGCATCTGCTTCAAATAACGGTTCCCATTTCACAGTTGTTTTCACGAATTGGCTTCTTGCGTAATGAAATTCATCACGCAAACAAGCAGCTACATAAGCCACATTTAGGAAACCAGCACCTAATGACCTTTGGGCCTTTCGCCCTGCTAAGCGCAAGTTCTCGTGACTAGCTTTAATCGCTTCTACAGATGATGGGTTATCTGAAACGAATCCCAAATCATCCAAGGTCAAGCCCATTTCTCCAGCAAATCCAGCTGCTGCTGTCCTCAATTGCTCAGTAAATGGTGCCATACTGGCAGTTGTAAACTGTCCGATGCTAGGCTTTTCTCCAGTATCACTTGCTGAAATAGTTAGTAGACTAGAAACTGTTGCTTTCCATTTTTCCAAAGGTTCTGCATCGGGATCTAAACCAATGATATATTTTTGTGGCCATGAGTAAAATTCAGCAGTAATATCAGCACGTTCTAGAGTCCGTTTAGCGTATTTTTGATAATACATCCCTGCCCTAGTAATCCGTGAACGACCAAAAGGACGAACCGCATCTGGTCTGTGAATAACAGGGACCAATAAAGGAATATTAGCAGGATTCTTGACTGAATAAGGCTCTTCACCTTTTGGAATGAAGTGAGTGGCATTCGACTCAAAATATGCTTCCAAAGTTGGTCGACCGTAATCATCACGAGCTAATACTGCATACCCTTCATTTAACAGTCCAGTGATCGGATCAATAACTCCTGTTGCATTGCTTGATTCAATCACCTGCAATCGCACTTCTTCATTATCCCCTTTCGAAAGGTAGATAAAACTACACGATCCAATCAAAGCGGATAAGATTGCACTATCAAAAAAGATATCCGGGTTATTTTGTTCAAAAATCTCAGTAACTTCAAAATCATCATTTTCGAACTTCCTAAATACTAGACGATCTGCAAGGCTATCAACCCCCTTAGCAGTCCACCCCAACGTTGATTTGTATTGAGCACGGACGTTTGGAGGGATAGTGATTCCTATAGGAGTGTCATTATTTTGCATAGCATAGTGCTTGTACCGCAAATTAACCCTAGGCCTGCAAGAGTCTAATTTTCTTCTGAGATATTCAATTCCTCTTAGTTCCAATTTCTTATCCTTTCGTTTTGGCGTGAGAAAATATGTACAGTGACGGCGTGAAGCTCGGCCAGAACCGAGGGGAGGGGGTAACCCCCCCTATCAGTTCTGGGTCAACTGTGGTATTTCAGCCAATTGGTTGATTGTGGCAAATTGCGATTTCCAACAATTGCATTTTTTTCAAAATTTTGTTCAGCATATAACTTATCAGACTTTTGTCTATTGCATTGCCAATGCGCAAGCTGTAAGTTCTTGATGTCTGATGGATGTCCATTCCTATTCACTGGAATGATGTGGTCTATCACTGGGGATAGTGGGTGGGGATACCTGAGTGATTTATCTACAGGTTGACCACAGATCCCACAGGTATTCTGAGTCTTGAGTAGTATCTTCTTATTCTTTTCAAATGCTACTCGATGTGGTCCATTACGGTCTGCCCGTAGTTCTTTCATTGTATACCTCGATTGTCTTCTCTGTTTTATATCATCCTGCACACCTTACCCTCGTTCCCTTATTCGGTATCAATCCCCTGGTATTGAATAGTGGGGGGTATTATTTTGTTAGATAGGGGGGAGTAAATTAATGAGGGAGGGTGTAATAATTAGGCCTGGTATTTTTAAGTTGATGGGTGTTATTTTATTAGAGGGGGAGGGTCTTTGAATTTAACATATCTTATATTCTGTTAATTTGAAGCATGAGCCTTTCTACCTTACTCTCTCATATATAAGTGAGCCATCATCAATAAATGAATTTACTTTATCTCATTTTGTTAAATACATAGCCTTAATAAGCAAAATTCAGCATGCTATTATCTAGCTCATCCTGCTTAAACCCTATATAACCCAGTGTGATATCTGGTGAAGAATGATTAAATAACTCCATCAATATTCCAACATTTTGATTCTTTCTGTAGTGATGGTATCCAAACGTTTTCCTCATAGAGTGTGTTCCGATATTTGTTAAACCAATATGCTCTCCTGCATCCCTCAAGATCTGATATGCTGCCACTCTACCAATATGTGTTATTCTAAGTCCTTCATTGTTAACCTTCTTTCTCGAAGGGAACAAGTAATCATAATCCTTTAATTCATTTTCTTTTATATAATGATCCAGGGCTTTTCTTAGAGCTGGGTTAATAGCGAATCTCTTTGTTTTACCAGTCTTTCGTTCCGTCACTTCAATGTGAGTTCCTTTAACACTTCTTACTTTCAAGGGCAGGATATCACTAACTCGCATTCCTGAATACAGCCCTGTAACCATCATTACATAGTCTCGTTCATTCTTACTCTTTAAGTAATCCTTCATGCGTTCAATATCATCTGTATCCCGAATCGGTTCTACTTTACGCATTTACCTACTCCTTTCAAATAAAAATAGTCAGTCCAATAGAACTGACTTAAAATATTAGCTGTATGGGATTCGAACCCATGCCACCCCGAATTTCTCTGGTGAACAGCTAACCAAAAATACTATTAGGAGATCTACAAAAAACTACCAGGCCACCGCCTTCATTTTCTGATAATACTATTTTAAGTCATATTTTGTGTTATGTTTACCGTATTTTTGCCGCAAAAATACCGTTTTTTTTATTACATACTAGCACAGCATCTCGATACTGCTCTGCAAACGCTAATAAAGCATTGTTGTACAGTTCCTGAAATTTAGTCCTCTCTATACCTAGATAGTTGTAAATTTCGTAGTTTAGATCTTTTTGATTTTTAAGAAACTTGGAAAATAGTATATACCGATAAGTAGGATTGAATAGCCTGCTTACCGCTTGTTCAATTTCTTCTAACTCAATCATTGCATCAACACGTCGAACTGCTAATTTTTCGACAGCTTTATTAGGTCCTGCTCCTCCCCTGGGTTGAAATGTGAATTCCTGCGTTACTTTTTGAATTGGGTCATCACATGCTATTTCTCTCCAGCGTGGATATTCTGAGAGCTTTTTCTTAGCTCTCCTTATTGTTTCTTTTTCATCGATATCATCAAAAAGCTGCATTCTTCACCTCCGTTTCCTGAATCGCTACATCACTTATTCTATCTTGCTTTCCACTTCCGATTTTGTTTCTTAATCTTAAAATCTTTAACGATCTTTTTCCATTCGCTATCACATGAGCAGCGTATAAAGTGATTTATTCTTTCTTTTAGACTTTCGTTTTCTATCTTTAGAGCTTCAATCTCTTTGTAGCATCGTCGAACTTCTTCACGATAGAAATCATCAAATATAATCATATATACCTCCTAAAATGGTAAATCATCGTCGCTGATATCCATTGGATTTGAAGCATGGGAAGGTGGCATTTGTTCCATCATCGAATTTTGATTGCTGGAATTATCACGTTTTTTCTAGAATTTGAAAATTCTCTGCTACAACCTCTGTAACATATATACGTCTACCATCTGTTCCTTCATAGTTTCTTGTTTGGATACGCCCAACAATTGCTACAAGGTACCCTTTCTTGGTCCAGCTTGCAAAGCGTTCAGCTTGTTCACGCCACATCACGCAATTTACAAAATCTGCATCGTATTCACCATTGGCGTTTTTAAAATTCCGGTTGCAAGCTATTGTAAATTGTGCGGTAGCAATATCTGAAGGAGTACGTTTCAACTCCACATCCTTTGTTAATCTTCCGATCAAAGTTACGTTATTAATCATTATTCTTATCCTCCTACTCCGTTCTGTTCGGCAATTTCTTTCAGCTTCTGAGCTCGTTCATGCTCACGCATTTGATATTCACGATTTAATTTATTTAGAATAGTATCCTGCATTGTATTTTTTTCAGCCATTCGTTGGATACTTAATTCGTGCTCTTCTACTTCCCATTGCAAATCCCTATTTTCTTGCTCAAGTTTTCTTATTCGTGTGTTTAGATTTATGCTTGATAGAAAGAATATTAAGAATAGAGCTGCAATATTAACAATCAGTAATTGATTTTTGTTCATACTCTTCAATCTCCTTGTCTAAATCTCTGACTTTACGTTTCATCCATTCTTTGTTCGCTGTGGCATTTTGTTTTCCTATTTGATTACATAAAGATATGAACAATTTCTCATCTTCTAGTCTTTTTTGATAGGCATTTCTTGTTTTAACTAATGTCTCTAATTTCATCTTTTTTATCATCCTCTATATTTGATAGAACAGCAACCAAAATGGCCCAAATCAAACCAGATAGCCAGACTAGACCGAATAGTAAATAGATAAAGTTTTGTAAGTTCATCATTTTTCCTCCAGCAATTCTGGATTTTCGTAAATGTTGCCGATGATTTCGAACGCCACCGAATTATCTTCTAGCAACTCTACCATCGGGACATCTTCGTTGTCTTCAAAAACATGGAACATCAAAACGCCTATCTTGCTATTTTGGAAAACTCTTGCATTTATTGGCGTCCCAGTGTCGTCCACTTCTATAGCGATAACATCCCCCTCGAAGATCTCCTTCCCATTCTTATCGAATGGGCCTGTGGATTGTCCAATTGTTTTTGGATCTACAGGACACCAAGAGCCTATAGTGATGTATTGCTCATTGGCTTCTACTACTTCATTGATAATAAAAGCTTGTTCACCATCTGCAATCAGATAACCATATTGCATTTTACCTTTGCTGTTTTCGTCAATGGATAACCCTCTAAATCTTGGAATCATCTTGCACCTCCTCAACTTCTATACCATCACAATCAAACACCCAACCAAAACCAGCATCTTCAAGCTCTTTGCGAGTGTGTTCTGTACGAAATTTCTTGTCAATTTTTAACGACGATAACACCCAAGCGTGTTGAAATTTGATAAAGTTTAAGTAATTAAAATCATCACTTTCCATCCCTTTAAATCTTACATAATACTGCTTCTCTTTCTCGACTGTGTAGCCATTGATCCAAGCGGCAGCAAGCGTTTCTTGATTACGTTCGTGATAAACCCATCTCAGAAGTTCTTCATCTTCTTCATCTTCTATACACTTAAATAAATCTTGAAAATCCCAATCATTCTCTATGGCATATTTAATATAATCCGCCACAAACTGCGGTACTGTGACTTTCTGCGGTTCGTCTAGCAACTTAATCAATTCCAACGCTGTTAATTTATCAATCATCGGTCTTGGTCCGCTGCAATCTGAAGGTAAATGAGAAATACTCTCAATCAGCTCTTTTTTATTCATCCTTCCACCTCTTCTACTTCAACACCTGGGCAATCAAACACCCAACCGAGTCCAGCTCCTTCTAGTTCTTTACGTGTAAATCGAGTAGCTAATTCCCCCAAAGAAAAAAATATTTTCTCGTACATATTATTATAAAATAGCGGTTGTTTTGTCGCTCTCATCTTTACCGTGTACCGCTTCTCTTTCTCGACCTCGTAGCCAAATTGGTGCATGTTGACAAGGGTTAGAAACGATTCGGTTTCACTATCAATAATCCATTCTTCAAATTTTGTTAGTTCATTATCATTTCGTTTTTTGGAAAGTTCATAGACACATCGAAACAAATTTCCTTCAAAATCATCTTTGTTTTCTTCGTACCAATCCGCAACATACTGAGGGACTGTGACTTTTTTCGTATCTATTTTATTCAATTGTTTCAAGTCTCTTAAAAAGCATTGACGAGCTATTTCTGCCCCATTTGCGTTCCATACACCCTCAAGATTTTCATATTTTTGAATTAAATCTTCTATATTCATTATTATTCCTCACTTCTAACCACAGTTAGATTTCCTGTTTTTTTGCCTTGAGCATGCAATTCTGCATAATACTTAAGCATACCTGCATCTTTGCCACTAATGTGACTCAATTCTTTAAGTGGTCCTCGACAGATGTACCTGCCATCTTTATACAATTTGTAATCTGCTAACTCTTCAGGATCCCCAACTATGGAACTCTCTGTCACACCAAAATAATCACAAAGACATTGAACTTGAAACTCTCCTAATTGCACTCTACCATTTAACCATGAAGTAACTGCATCACTCCCATATCCTAATTCAAAGGATAATTGTTTCCTAGTCATACCTCGACTTGCTAGGAGTAATTGCACTTGTTGTTTAGCATGTTCAATCTGATTCTTTGTGTACTTGCTCATTCTCTAACTCCTTCACTAAAGAACTGAGGAAGGCTAAAGATTCTTTTTTACCTGCGATTTCCTCAAGAACCCATACCAAATTCCGGAAGGCTTTTTTTACATCCTCTATGCCGTTCTTCTTTTGGAATCGTAAGAGGTATTTCATTGAATTGCCCCAGGCCCATCCTGCCTTTCCTGCTAAATCACCTATGAAGTTTTCTATCACATCAATTGCTTCCATCCCATTTTTCCCATGATAATGACTGGGGTTGTTGATAGTATCATACTGTTTCACTTTGTTTTCGCCCATCACAAATCCTCTTCTTTCACCCAAACACCGTCAACTAAGCGCCCTGTTCGATCTTTGATCTCTTCGTATGCCAAACCTAAACACTCTGTAAAATCGATATTCAAAAACTTAGATACTCGAATCAATTCAAATGCTACATTTTTTAATTGATAATTTTGGCGACTAAAGTAAGCAGCAACTGATTGATCTAGCAATAAAATAAAATGATCTTCTTCCTTGTTAGAATTCGTAGAAGGAACTGATTCTGTATGTGGAAATACTTCTTTCGTATCAATTCCCAATTGTAGAGTAAGGCCAATTAACACTACAGCAATGTCTCCGATGCTATCTTTTATAACGTCATCTTGTTTTTTTGCTAGCCCACTAGCTAATTCCCCAATTTCCTCAAACAATTTTAAAAATTGTTTATCAGGATTCTGAGTCTGTAAATTACGATCATAAAACCATTTTTGAGTTTTCTTAATTAACTCAATTAATCTCTTGTTTTCCATTAATACCTTCTGCTTTCCATCCCATCAGGGAATTTAAAAATATGTTTACTCGCACCTTTGAAAATTCTATCTGCAAGTGCTGGATTATAAATTTTTTTGATATCGCTACTAGATAAGTTAGTATTTATAAAAGTCGTCTGTCGATTGTCCAAGATCTTGAATAGAACCCTTTGTCTCCATTCATTTGCTTGTTTGAGAGTATCACTCATGCTACTCTCTTTCCCCAGATCATCGAGAAAGAGATAATCTACATTGCTAAACATTTCTACAGCATGACTTTCTGTAAAGTCGCCTTTTCCACCAAAGCTATTTTCTATCTCAGTAAACAGTCTAGTTACCGATACGAAAATAATACTTTTAGGAGTACCTATGTCCTTGAATTTATTGTTCAGAGCAGAAGCTAAAGCAATTGATAGATGACTCTTACCGACTCCAGGAGGCCCAGTGATAATCACATTTCCTGTTTCTCCCTTCACATAGTCTCTTAGCATCCTTTTTGAAAAATTTAAACCTTGCTCTGCACTCTGATTATCAGTGCTAAAGTTATCTAGATTTTTCCCAATCAACTCAGCAGGAAATAAGCTGAAGCGATTGAATACTTCAAATGTTTTAGCTAATTTCGAATTGATTGCTGCCTTATTATTTAACTTGTGCTCAATTTGTTTGATTTCTTCTTTTTCACACTCAGGGCATACCTGCAAATATTTCAATTTTCCAGCAATAACTACCGGACTCTCCCATAATTGGCAAGAGTGCACTTCACAGATTTTATCTAGTAGCTTTTTTCTTTCAATATCTTTTAGAACATCCATTAGAATCCTAGCCTTTCATCAACTGCTGAAGCAAATGATCTGACATTGTTTGGCATACTACGATTAAGATAACTATCAAACTTATTCCCAAAAAGCGTTTGAGGTTGTAGATATCGTTCATAATCTGTTCCCATCCATGTAGCTGCCATAACATTGATCACATGTTTAAAGTCTTTTAATTCATAACCTTCCTTCAAGCGTGCCTTAATGTATTTATGATGGCCAGCTGTATTTTTGTTGAAGTTCTTATTTGTAACCTGATTGAGATAAGTAATAACTTCCTGACAAATCAACTTAATATTGTTATTATCAGTATCGTTAATATCTATCTTGTTTGTCTGTACTTTTTCCAGTTCAAGAACTGTATTTTCTACAGCTCCATGCTGTACTTTTTCCAGTTCAAGAACTGTATTTTCTACAGCTCCATCAACTTGACTGATATAAATTCTATTTGGTAGATTATTTCCTTGTCGAATCTCTTCCAGTAAGCCCACCTCTCTTAATTCTTTCTTCACTTTAATGATTGTTTTTTCACTGCTATTTAAATCAATCATTAATTGCTCATTTGTATAATATTGAAAAACATTTCCCTTTCTGTCATGCCAGCCATTCTTTATCGATAGTTCAAGCCTACCAAACAGTAACATATACATTAATTTTGCATTGTTGCTAAGTTTTTTATATTTTTCGTCATAAATAAATGGTTTAGGAAATTTAAAGAAAGCTAGAAAGCCTGCTACTTCAGATTTTTTAATCATTTAGTGTACCTCCATATTTGTAAATTTTGTAAATTCTTTGTGGAAGAATAATTTGACGGTACCCAACCCTCCATGACGGTTCTTTTCAAAGATTACTTCTGTCACATTATCATCTTCCTCTTGCCCCTCACGACGGTAGTAAGAATCTCGGTAAAGAAATGCTACAATGTCAGCATCTTGTTCAATTGACCCTGATTCACGAAGATCTGATAGAACAGGCCGTTTGTCATTCCGTTGTTCTACTCCACGAGAAAGTTGACTTAGTGCGATTACTGGAACTTTTAATTCCTTAGCTAAAATCTTTAATTGTCTAGAGATCTCAGATACTTCTTGCTGTCTATTTTCTTTACCTCTGCCAGTAATCAACTGTAAATAATCAATAACAATCAAACCTAACTCTCCTGTTGTTTGAGCTAATTTCTTTGATCGTGCTCGGATGTCAGAAATTCTGATGCCAGCGGTATCATCAATATAGAGTTGAGCCTTTGATAACTGTTCCTGTGCTAAGAGCATTCGCCTCCACTCACTGTCAGATAACTTCCCTGTCCGAATGTGATAGGCTGAAATCACTCCTTCAGCGGATAGCATGCGTTCTACTAGACTCTCAGCCCCCATTTCAAGTGAGAAGATAGCTACTGGTTTACCTGCTCGTATTGCGACATTCTGTGCAATATTCAGAGCAAATGCTGTTTTCCCCATGGCAGGTCTGGCAGCCAAAATAATTAAGTTATCTTCGTGTAGTCCTGTTGTTATTTTGTCAAAATCGGTAAAACCTGTAGCAAGGCCAGTAACATCCCCAACGTGCTTAGATCGTTCATCGATTCTGATATTAGTGGAATCCAATACGTCCATGATGTTTCTAAAACCTGAGTTTTGATTAGCACTTACAGATGTCAGTGTATTTTCAAGTCTTACTATGACATCATCCAAATCTTGGTGATCCTGATATACTGTTTCAAGAGCTTTACCTAGATCATTGATGACCTCTCTTGCTTTAGCTTTTTCGGCCACAATCTTTGCATAATGTTCAATGTGAGCACTAGTAGGAACTGAATTGATCAAACTAGCAAGAAAAGCCATTCCGCCAATACGCTCAAACTCTCCAATAGAGTCAAGTGCTGATTTTACAGATACAGGGTCAATTGGTTCCCCCTTATCTGCCAAATCTTCCATAATATTGAAGATAATACCGTGAGATAACTTATAAAAACTTTCCTGTGTAAGAAATTCTGATGCGATAAAGATTTTTTCTGGGTCAACGAAAATTGATCCAAGTACCGCCTGTTCAGCTAGTATGTCGTGAGGCAGGATATTTGTCTTTTCTGCCATTTTATCGCTCCTTATCTACGATATCCAAAGCGCATAGCTTGTCGAGCTTCTTCGATTTTTTGTTTTTCCATGATCAACTTTTTTAATTCCCGTTTTGACTCTTTACAGCGTTGGCTAATTGCACTTACCATGATAGCCTCAAACAACACAACAATTACCAATACACCAATAATAATTTCATTTAACATTTTCTGATCTCCATTTCTTGTTATATTCATCTAAATCAATTGCTAATACTGCTGCCAAATTCTTTTGTTCAGTTAGTATTTGCCTTTTGTAGGGTGCCAAACCTGCATCTCGTTCTTCCTTTGTTTTTGGCAAGAAATACCCATTTGTTTTTTCTTTTTTTGCAACAACAGGATGTCCAAAATTTACTTTAAGGCTCTCAATAATGAGTTCTAATTTGCGTTTATCTAAATTAAATCGCCTTTGTAGCTCTTTGGCTTGAATTGGTAATTCAAATGATGCATTTTGTAAGATTGTGTTTAGCACTTGTGTTTCTATTAGAGTCATTTCTCTAGAAACTGCCATCTTTATCTCCTTTGTTATCTAAATAACGATATTACGTTGAATGAATTTATCTAATTCATTCTTGTCAATTCTTTTGGTTCCATCAATTTGATAAAGATTCAATCCCATCTTGATCCATTTTCTGATGGTGTTTGAACTGCAATCTGCATAGTGCGCTGCACTTTCTAGTGACAACCATCGTTTCTCTGATGTCTCTTGGTCTAAGAATTCAGTGAAAGATTCTTTAAATTGAATTCGAACCACTGATCTTATTCCGTTTTTAAATTCTTCACTTAGAATATTCATTGTCATCTCCAATTTGTGTTATACTATTAGTAGTTTCTTTTCTAGTGCGCCTAACCTCGTTAGGTGCCTTTTTTATATTTCTTAATCCTCGAATTTTTCCCATGATTCGTTAATCCGTAACTTTTTGTTAATTCGTAGTTTCAGATCATCACTACCTTTTCCTTCTTTGAAAAGTTGAGTTATTGTAGCTGGACTTACACCGACGACAGTCGCTAAGTCTGATCGTGACCACCCTCTTTTTTCGAGAGCTTCCTCTACTAATGAATTCCATCGTTTATGTTGTTGGCTCATCATATAGGCCCCTTTCTGCTTTTTTTGTAAAACAGTAAAAGAATTAGTCAAAAACTTTATAAAATTCCTTGACATTTTTTAAAATTAATTCTAAAATGAAGGCATAGTTAAAAGACATCTTAAAACCTTTTATCTTTAATGATTCTCGCTCGCCAAAGCTGTCATTTTTTGAAAAAGTTTTTATATGTTGTTTTGCTAACTCTTTTACTTTACAAAAACTATTTTAAAACTAATTCTAATTTTTGTCAATAGTTTTTAGAATTAATTTTAAATATTTTTTGTCGTATCTTAGAAAGGTTGATATATCAATGTTTTCGACGTTCGATAAAATTAAAGAACTTTGCCAAAAGCAAGGAATTTCGCTTAACCAATTAGAAGAAAAACTAAATTTTAGTACAAATTATCTTTATAGTATGAAAAAGGGAAATCCGAAAGCTGATAATCTCCAAAAAATTGCTGATTATTTTAATGTGTCTATCGACTACTTATTAGGACGCACTGATAATCCAAAAATTGCAACAGACGGTGATGCTTCTGCACCGCTTGACCTTCGAGACATTGCTGCGCAATCTATGTTGTTCGATGGTAAACCACTTACTGAAGAAGATATTGATTTTATTACAGCAGTCTTGGAGGCACACTTAAAAAATAAATAGAGGTGCATTTATATGACTGTAAAAGAGCTTTGTGCCCTTGAGGGTGTAAGCTTATGCTACTTTGATGGGAGCGAATGGCATAGTCCAGGCTTCTTTAATCCAGCATTGAATGTTCTTGCAATTGATATTAATCTATCAGAGCAAGATCAAAAGCAAGTTGCCCTACATGAATTGGGCCATAAAGAACATACTCCAGTCCAGTATGAGATTAATAGGGAGTTGTGTGAACTTCAAGCTGATCGTAGCATGATTCATCATCTATTAGAAGAAGAATTAAAAACTATGGATGATGTGTCAGAATTTAATTATATCCATTTTATGGAACGGTATAATTTAAAAACCATCGCTAACGAAACGATGGTGATTGATGAATATAGATCTTTAATTGATTAAAAAAGGAGAAATTATTATGGGATTTTTTGATAATGTTAAACAAGAAAGTTCTTTTTCTGGAGCTTCAGGAGTAACTGGATTGAACTATGTTGTGCTTCAAGTAACACTGAAAGAAAAGTTATTTGGTACTGGATCTGGAAACCTCACTGAACTTGAAGATGTGATTAACAAACAAGCTGCCAAAGGATACAGACTTCATACTATTAGCACAGCTAACGGTGGCAGCAAGGGCCTAGGTGGAGGAGATCGCATCCAGGCTACAATGGTGTTTGAGAAAATTATTTAGTTAGATTTTTTTACTATCACCTTCACAAAAGATATTGGAGAAAATATGAAAGAAATAATTTTATAAAGTTACTTAAATAAAAGGACTAACTATCGCTAATGAAACAATGGTCAAAGACGAGTTTGATTCACTAGTTATAAAAAAGGAGAAAAATAATGGCTATTGCAAAAGTTATCCGTATTTTAGATCAATATACAATTATGATAGATAAAGGATATGAATCTAAATCAATTCATGTGGATACAAAAATAAGCATTTATGAACCCGGACCTGAGATTACAGATATAGACGGTAATTCTCTTGGTAGATATGATTTTTTAAAAGGGGAATTAATTATCACTGAAGTCTATCCTAAATTTTCAATTGCTCAAAGCATAAAGGAGGATACTACGTTCTCTGTATCCAGTTTTTTGAATGGTGGGAAACAGACGGTAAAGAGTGCTCTTGATGTGAATGAAAAAGACATTAATCCACTAAAAGCAAAAAATCCTAAGATTCAAGTTGGAGATTTAGTTAAATTGAAATTATAATGACTTGACGCGATCATAAAATAGTGATAAGATAGAAGAGAATTAAATGGCTACGGATGTGGCTAGGAATACCTTCTATCTTCCAGATAGGAGGTTTTCTTTTTTGTCTACTAATAAACCTTTTCTAACATACAATCAACAAATTGCATTAATGAGAAATAAGGGAATCGTTATTGAAAATGAGATTTTCACAAAAGAAGTTCTTCAAAGTATTTCTTATTATGGAATTGTGAATGGCTATAAAGATATATTCGGGACTTTTTTTAATGATGAATTAAACATCGAACAATTTAATGAGCCCGTTTCATTTGCTTCATTGCATCGAATTTTTCTGATAGATCAAGCGCTAAACAATTTATTGTTCAAATATATAATATATATTGAAAAATCCTTAAAAACTAAACTATCCTACAAAATTGCTCAAAAAATTGGAGTTTCTATGTTGGAATATTTAGATTTTGAAAAGTATAAATCCAATGGCGAGCTTGATCGAAAATCAGAAATTAGTAATATAAAAAATCAAATTGATAATAATAAGAACAGTGCTTCGATTCAGCATTACAGGATAAAGCATGGCGATATTCCTCCATGGGTAGCAACTGGTGGTATTTATTTTGGAACCACAATTAATTGGTACAAAATTTGTAGAGAAGATATAAAAATTGATATAGCAAACCAATTCTTCGAATATTCCGAATTAGATGGAGAAAACGCAAAGGAGCTACTTCTCTCTATGTTATCTTTATTACAAGAATATAGAAATAATATAGCACACGGTAATAGAACTTTTTTATCGAATGTGACAAATGAATTAACCAAAGTCCTTCTTCTTTCGGCACTTTCAAAAGAAATTCTAACTGAAGAAGAATATCTTAGTGGAATCGGGAAAAAAGATTTGTTTGCTGTAATGATTTCTATTGCCGTGTTAATTAATGACCCTATTGTATTCAGGCAGTATTTATATGATTTTGGTGCTTTATTTACAAATGATGAATTCAATCCTAAAATCAACTATTCTCCAAGAGGAGATATATATGCAACGCTAAATATACCAGAAGACTTTTTAAACAGGATAGCTGAAATTTACAAAATAAAATTTTTATAA